CTAAATCTGTATATGACGATGCCATTAAGCGCTCCCTACAAATACCTCAACATCACAAGATGCTGTATCTGTGTCTACTGTAATATCTACTAAGTCAGAAAGACCTGATGCTAAAGCTGATCCCGATGCTTTCATCGTATCAACAAGTCCACCACTATTATCACCTGGATAAATAAATGAGTGACCTGCATCTACTTTCATTCTAAATTCTGTGTTATCTTCATCTCTAAAAGTTAACATAATATGATTAGATGAATCTAAATTTGTAATTCTAATATATCTAACATCACCATCATCAAACATTCCTGCAACATAACCAACTTTATTAGCAGATACACCTACACCGCTAATTGCTGATATAAATCCTATTAATCCACATTCTGTTGTTGAAGCAGTTACAACTCTTTTTACAACCTCATTAACACTGGAAATATCCAAAGATCTTTCCGATCCATAATCTATGTTGTTGAGAGTGATTGCTTCTTTGACTGTTACTGTTAATGTTGCCATTATACTTTTCCACCCTTTTTCAATTTTTTCAATTTTTCAAATTGAAATAATTTCTTTACATCATCTTTGCCAGATTTTATTTTTTCTAGCTTAAATAATTTTTTTACATCTTTTATATTATGATATTTATTAGCCATTGTTTCTCCTTACGGTGTCGGAGACTGAACGGGTATACGTGGTTCGCCGTCCGTATAATCGTCTCGTCTTCTTCTACCTATTTGTTCTCCACCGAATTTTTGTGCTTCGGTTTGATATTTTTGTTCGTATAATTGTAACATATCCATTGGACCTTTTAAATAACTAAATGCTTCCACAAGACATGCATATAAAAGTCCATTTCCAAAATTAAGGCTTAAAAAAGTTGTCGTATTTGCTGAACTCAATCCTATTGGTCTAGCATTATAATGAATTTTGTACATAAAAGCTGAAGAAGGTGTTGGAACAATTGTAATTCTTCCTGAAGAAGTTGCTCCCGTTCCTTCTGCTCCTCCTGACATAGCATAGTATTTTGGTGTGCCTGTAGTTGTTTCAGCTGCATCATACTCTCTAAGAAATGTAATATCTTTCTTCTCCAGCCAGCTGTTAGCTCCCGTTGCAACAGTTGTTGAAGTATAAACCTGTATTCCTCTTACAAATAAAGTTCCAGCTGGAGCATAAACATTATCTTTTGAAGCTGTTAAATTTCCAAGCATTTCTTTTCGATCTGCATCAATTGGAATTTCTCTTTGAATTCTAAGATCTGAATTATCTATAAATTGATCTGTAATTGTACTTGAAAGTACACCTGTTCCGACTTCAGTATAATTCTGAATTGCTGTTGTAAGTGTTGCGTATGTAAATCCTGCCATTATGCACTAAGAGTTGCTGGTCCTATTGAAACCGGAAACCCTCCTCCTTTCACGCTACCTGCTGTTGCAGTGTTTGTGTTAACTGTAAAATAAAACCAATCTGTTGTAAAATCCGTGTCTCTATCACCGCTAACATACTTACCTGTAGTAATAGCATAACCTGAAGCATATGCAATATTTGATCCCGCTATACCATCAAAGCTGCCTGGATCGCCATATCCTGCAGAACCATCCGAAACTGTTGGTGCTCCTCTAAATCTGTACGTTGATCCATTTGTCAGCCCATGATCCGGTGCATAAACATTTATAATGCCTGATGAAGCCGCGTACGTGGTAAACGGATCATGTGGTAATAATTGTGCTACAGCATTTTCTGTTCTATCTGTTCTTACATTTTGTAATCCTTGTGCATCTCCACCATGAGGTCTTGGCTCTAATTGAGGTTGTTTATTTTCAAATTCAGAATTATGAACAAACATACCATTCCATTCTCTAACCATTTCATTATATGGAAAAGCCATTCCTGATCGGTCTGATATTGCCTGTGCGTGTTTTCCTCTTGCGTATGCCATTATATATTCGGGTAGTAATTCTTCGGAGTTATATAAGTACTAGCTGAAGAACCATCTTCTGCTAATGCTCGTGTTAACTCGTCTTCATACAACAATTTCATTTGTTGTACTAATTGTGGGTTAAATTTTTGTGCTAAATAAAATGCAAGTCCTGAAACCATACAAGGTACAAATCTGTACGGAACATCTGTTGCGTCTGTATAAGTTGCATCTGCGTCTTGAATTCTTTTTACAAAAAACATGTGAACATCTTTTGCTGCCGCTGTTGAATCGGGTGTTGGATAAAGAGTTATAGTTGTTTTGTCCACGAATCGTTGAACAAAATATTGTGATGGAGTTCCTTTAGAAAGTTTACTTGATAATGCTGAATAAGCAGATCTAGCTATTTTTGTAAGAGCAGAATCAGATTGACCTGTTGCTGTTCTATCGGATCTAAGTGTTGCTTCAAGAATATCTGCTACTCCATAAACACTTGATGAAGCATTTGTTGAAGAACTTGTACCATCACCTGATGCTCTATAAAAAGTATATTCCGCTTGTCCTTCAATAAGATCAATATTAGTTTCCGCTACTTCCCAGTAGTGCAAACCTCTATTACCCCATTCTTGAAAAAGAATGTTTAAAGATCTTCTTGCTGCTCTTAATTGATTTCCTGAAGTTGCTTGTAAGCCGATTCGCTCATAAGATTCTGCAATAATATCATCAACAGCAAATGTCTTGTCGAAAGTGACTGTTCCAGAAGTAGTATTAGCCATATGCTACCTCCTAATATAGCTTCTTAAATTCTGCTACAATCGTATACATATTTCCAGAATCCGCCGCACCTGGAACCACAAAGTTTACATCACTTTGGTTGCTGTTAGAAGATTTATCTGCTGGTATTCCACCGAATTCTCTAAAGTCCCAATATCCTGTTCCTGTTAAACCAAGAACTGGAATATCTCCATCTGAATCTTCTTCATCTAGACGACCATAAGTGTCTCCACCATCACCAGCTACACATGAAAACCAAATTCTTTGTAGATTTAAATGCGCAACTGAATCTCCTGCAGCGTTTGAGTCTAATGCTGAAACATCTCCAAAAACTGTTGTTTTACCTGTTCCGTCTGATTGTTGAACTAATTTGATAACAACTCTTACAGCATTTTGCTGTAGAATTGTTGGTCCTGTTACCGTATCTGCCATAATCCCTCCTTAATCAAGATTACTAGATGGGGCCGAAGCCCCATCCTAATTATTATCTATTAACTGAATTGTATATATTCAAAAATAAACGTAAATGCACCTTGTGTAGTTGCATCCGTAGTATTTGTGATATTACAATAAAGAGTTCGTGCCGAAGCTGTATACTGTGCTGAAATTGCATGAGTAGTACCATCTTGGGTAATAGCCACTAATCCATTAGTTGCAGCTGAAGTTGCTAATCCAGGATATGTAATAGATCCCAGAACTACAGTTGTACCACCATCTAATATTTCATCAGTTTGTGCAGCTATGATTTGTGCGCCAGAACTTGATGTTCCAACTTCATAACCGATATCGCCTGTTCCCACTACAGGAGCAGTTGTACAAAGTATATAACAGTTAGTAATTATTGTATTAGCTGGTTGTGAAAATTCACCAATACTATCACTATCCCCTGCTGTAGTATTACAAGTAACCCCTGTTACTACTCCAATGTGGTTAACAAATTTTCCTGTTACAATACCTGTTGAAGCAACTGAAAATTTATCGGTATAAGTTCCTAATGTAGAACTTTGTGTAGATACTTTCAGACCAGTTTCTGCTCTAACCGTACCTTTAAACGTTGTATTTGCCATAATTAAATCCTCCTAGTTTCTGAACGTAGTCTCTAGGCCGTCGACTATACTCGTCTACGTTCTAATTAATTGTATAGTGATTTTTTTATATAGTAGTTTTTAGTAGAGTGCAAGAGATCCCTGCATAAAAGTACGTTTTCAGCGATGTGGCGTTTATCTAAGTTGCCACAGAAACTTGGGCAGCTGAATCACTGATTTTATTTTCTCTATCAGCAATTTTAAACTCTTCAGCTTTGATCTGAGTGATGGTACTTCTAATTTTCTCATCAATTTCGACCATATCAAGAGTATATTTACCACTTTGCTCATACTCCAACTGCCACTTCAACTCCAAGGACCTTTTCTGTTTGTATAGGTCTTCGGTCATGATTAACCTCCTCATAGGTTATTCTACGGGCGTCGTTAAACATTCCCGTTGATTCCCATACTATACTTTTTTCTCCCAATTTGTCAAGGATTGATTGTTCAATGGAAGGGGCGGAATCCTCAGCTAAAACTTCAAATTTAGCATGATAATCGTAGGCCCATATATTTACTAGGA